CTGACTCTTAACGCCCTTCACGTCAACGCTGAACGCATAAGCCAATCCGCTCGTCACACTCACGGTCGAGTAAAACACGCCGCTTGCCATGCTCGCTTGCGGTGTGACTTTCAGACATGCTGGACCGCGTCTTGTGTAGGTGTCGTCCAACGCCACAGAGCCGTTGTAATTCGTATACCCGGTGGTGACAGCGTAAGGCTGCGGATTCGTGACGTAATTCCTGCCTGCCTGCGGTTGCACAATGTAAAACTTGTATAAGTCAATTGCCATTAGAAATTGCCTCCGTAAGCCCGTAGCAGGTCAAAAGTGGCTGCCACATCCTTGCTTGGACTGCCTCCGCCCTGCACGTTCAGGTTGTAGGTATTGCCGCCCTTTTGCGACCCGGTATTGTTCACGACCCGGCTCAACACGTTGGCAAGCCGCTCATAGTCGATCTCACTTCCGCCTGTTTTGCCTTCCACCAGTGCGCGGGATAACGCCCGCTCTGCCTCCGCCCGTGAGAGAATGTAGCCGTCCTGCGATGGTATGAACAACTCGCCTCGATAGCCGTACTCCTGCCAGCCGTACGGATTGCCAGCGTAAACGTTGCCGCCTACGGCTTCAAACTCTGGCGTGGCACCGCTGTAACCACCGCCACCGCCGGATATTCTCGATGTATCTAAATACGCCTCGACTAACATTCGTTTTGTTGGCGGTTGGTAGTTATCTGGCTCGCTGGAATCCACTTCCAGGATGACGTTGCCTGTCTTATCATCAATAGCCAAGTCGTTGATGTAACCGATCGCTTCACCGTAGACTGCCATTGCATAAGCGGCGGCTTCGCCAGAAATTAAGTTCATGTCTGCTGCAAGTTTGAAGTAAGCGTTAGCCTCTGCTTCCGTTACTCCGCCAATCGAGATTGTGGCTTGGAACATATCGAGCACGACCTGGTTTGCCAAGTCAGACATCGACTGTTTCAGCGCGTCAACTTTTGCCTTCGCCTCATCGTATTTTTCAGAGCCAATGGGATTATTCGCCATAATGGTTTCTTGCTCGACAATATCTTCAAGCGTTTTGTCGTACTGTTTCGCAAGCGAAATCATCCCTGAAAAGTTTTTTGTCAGACTGGTAACGTCCGCAAGTTCCGCCCGGATTTTGGCTTGACGTTCCATCTCGGCATTCAGCGCGTTTTGCTCTGCGACCTGTTTAGCTATTGCCGCCGTAGCCGCTGAAGCACCACCTGCCAACTCATAATTCGAGGTAGCAAAATTATCCGTTCCTTCAGTAGCCTGCTTGATCTGCTTCTCAAGTACGGCTATCATCGCGGCGTTATCCAGGAAGAAGGTGTAGTCGCTTTGTCCGCCCCTCACAGCCGCGTCATAAGCCGCCTGCATCTCGGCTGTAATGAGCATCATATCCCGCGCCTGTTCCCAGATTTCACGACTCTTTTTTACATCTGCCTTATCATTGAACACAGCCGCCCAATATTCTGCCCACCAACTCATTCCATCGGCAATATCGGACTTCACCGCGTCAAAGTAGTTCTTTTGTGCCGCGCTCAATTGTTCCCACTTGCCCGCGTTATCAACCGCCAAACCGCCTGTGGATTGAAGCAGAGCAGCCGAACTTTCCAACACGCCGTTCAAAAGAGCCTGCGTTTTTTCGGCTTTTGATAATTCTTCAGATGTTTTACCTATTGAATCCGCATAAGCCTTGTAGCGAGCCTCTGCGTCAACAACAATACCCAAGTTATCGAGAATTAGGGGTGAAGCGCGTCCGATACCAGTGACAATGTCGTTGAAAGCCTGCGTTGTAGAGAATCCCATCGCCCGCCCGCGCAAGGCGGCGACTTCCATTAATTGCGAGAGTTGCCCTGCGTCTGCGCTCACGCCTAACATCATCGCCCGTGAAGCCGCTTGCATCAAGTCAAAGTCGCTTACCATTCCCTGACTTGCGCCGCGCAAGGCTTCCATGATGGCGTCCATATCAGCGCCCAACGAATCAGCAAGTGAGCCAGAAGCCTCCTCCATTCGCTGAAAAGCCGCGCCTTCCTGTGCTGCGTCCGATAGCAACTTAACGGCACCGGCAGCCGCTCCAATTGCCGCAGCCGCACTCAAGCCAACCTCCCATGCCGCCGATAAGCCAGCACCGACTGCTTTCAAACCGCCTTCGGCATTCTTTCCAGCAGTACCCAGACCTTCGATGTCACCCTTGACCTTCTTGAGGTCGCCGCTGGCTTTATTCAGCGCACTGATTACGATTTTCAGATCAGCCATTGCTATCTCTCAATTCTTCCACCCACTCGATGATGTTCCATACCGCTTCATTCTCACGTTTCCACTTTGCGATTTCACCTGGTTTGTTCCCATGTGACTGATAGAGGCTATACGCTCGGTACACGTTCACAACCTTTCGCATTTTGGCTAACAGCCCAGCCGGTTGTTCCCACACGCCTCCGCTTATCGGAAGCGCCTGGTACTTCTCGCAGTCCAGCGCAAGCAGTAACAAGTCCGGCGGCGCCCCATCACCCAACGCATAATCGGCAGTCTCGATCAGGATAAAGGGTCAATCGACATTGCCTCCGCAAGCATCTCGTTGATGCAGTCGGAAAGCCAGCGTACCAAGCCGGGTTTCGAAGCGTTCACGTCCGCCTCCGTGAGAGCAGGCTCAACCAGTATCCCCAGTCGAGCCGATGCTCTCACGCTTTCCCCCCGCCACACAGAAAGCGGCTCGTTCTCTTTGCCCTTCATCTCACGCATGAAGTCTTCGAGTTCTTTTTGGTTTACATCTACCAGTTCACACTTGCCAAATTTCTTGTGCTCGAATTCCATAAAACTCCTATACCGTTGCCAGAGCAGAGGACGTACTGATCTTCAGCCAGTTGCTCATTTTCGGGTTGTAAACGCCGTCAAATACCAAGTCCACGCTCAACACGCCATTACGACTCTGGAACAGTTCGGGCGCTTGCATGGTATGTCCGGCAAACTGGATATTGACGATCCGTTCTGATCCAGCCGTTCCGGTCTTGTACTCGATCTCGATCTGTTTTTCCAAGATTGTGTTGGATGCAGCCAGGATCGCGTTCACAAAATCATCGGTGGAAGTGTTGTATTCCAGTGATAAGCGCAATTGCCCAGTCCAAGCGTCATCGGAATAAGCGGTCGGCGTACATGAGCCTAAATAGGTTCGATATTCGCGGTTGGAATTGATACTCAACTCCCACGCAAACGCGCTCGAAGCCAACACCGAAGTTCCGGGATCTGTCGCGTTCCAAGCCGAAACAGCCACAGCCGACATACAGCCGGTCGGTCGTGTTTCAGTGTCCGAATCGGATAAGGATGTCAGTGTGCTAGCCCCAACCTTCCCGCCTATCAGCGAACCGCCCACCTGGATACCGCTATTAGTCGCACCGCTCAATGTCAGGCTTGCTATTGAGGCGTCCTGCATCTGGTAGACAGCACCCGATTGCCCAAATTGCAAGGTCGCAAAGTGTGGGGTCGGCTGTGCTGTGGTCGGCGCGGCATAATCACGCACATAAGGTGCGGCGGTGCCTGTTACCGAAGCGTCCGTGCCAAACAGCATTTCCAGAAAATAGTTGATCTCTTCAAAGGTGGTGTCAGCACTTTCAAAGGTTGCGCTGGACGCGTAATGGTCAAGCGCTGTTTGATGGGTTACAAGCGTTCCCCGTAATTGGTCAAGCGCCCGTGTTTCAAGTTCCGGCTTCAAACTGAAACTGGAAACGCGAGACAGCTTCTTTGTCGCAGTCCCTTGAGCAGTGCCAAAGGCAGACTGCCAACCCAGTTGTAGTACATTTAATTTATCCAGCATTGTCTTTTACCTCTGCCTTTTTCTCTTCGATTTCAATTCCGTAAATCCCTGATTTCAGGATCATTCGTTGCTCTTTCTTCGGGATAGCCGCCCATTCTTCTTCGGTCAAATCCCTTGCGGGTAAGCCGATGAAATAACCGCCCCCGAGAAACAATACTTTGCTCATATTGCCTCCGTGATCATCAACTGGCACCTCACAGCGGCGTAGTACCGCCCACTCCCCAGCGGATATTCAAATTCACCCGGTGTGACACTCCAGCCGTCAAGCACCATGTCAGTCGCCGGGCATTTATAGCCTTTCATCGCCTCCGCATACTTGCCGCAATAGTCAACCAGTTCTCCCGCAAACTCCCTCACGCCAACGCCCTGTTCGCTTGCCTGCCAGAACATCAGATCGTTCACCTGCCATTGCATCGTTGCGCTTGCGCCTATCCCCAGAAATTGACCGTCACGCCCTTCCCCCGGCATTCCGCCTAACGGCAATAACAACCGGCAAGGCAAGTGCGCGGTGGTAAGCGATTCCGGCAAGGCTGTCAGGTTGTAGACCTTTGGCGTTTTCCCGCTGGTGGTCGTGACCGTCACTTTTGCCAGATTATCGTAGGCAGTCAGGATGTTGCTCATATCCGCACCTGATAACGTTTCAGCAGGTTCTTCACGTCCGCCGGTAATGCGCTTGGCATGATGGTCACGCCGTCACCTGTCACCAGCGGTCTGTCAACGTCCCCACTGTTATCCTTTTGCCGATACAAGAAACTCGTCAACCTGATACAGGCATGCACAATGTCATCGGGCGGTGTGGCAGAATAACCCCACGTTCCCGCAACCGTAATAACTGAGTCCTCGTCATCGAATTCCCAGTCGTAGCCGGACTTGAGTTTGATCTGCCATTTCGGCGTGGTATTGCGCGGTAACAGAACGTAGTTTGCGGATGCGATTTCGTCACCGTCCCCATTTGTGAGCTTCGTCACAGTCAGCAGATCGTACGAATCCAGGAGCAGTATCTTGCCTTTGATATTCTCTGCATCAAATGTGTAAGAGGCGGTTTTTGCGCT